GAATGATCTAGAAAGATCTCCATTGTCAAATGCTTTCTTCACTTTGTCTTTACCCATAACCTTCACCATGTCTTCCAAAGAAGTAACAGATGGATCAATGTTTTTGTCAAATGTTCTCCAGATCTCAGTTACTGGAACTGTACCATCTGCATTCATTCCACCTTTAATCATCAAGTCAGCACGTGATGAGATAGAATAATGTACGTGAGCTTCTGCTCCTCCTACATAGTTGTAGAATTCACGGAAACCTGTTTTAGTGATGATGTCAGAGAATCTTTCACCATATTCACCACGTGCAGAACCTTTACGGAAAACTTTAGTACCATTTGATAAGTACTTGTTCTCTAAGTATTTGTAGTTGTCATTGTTTACTAACTGAACAGTATAGATATAGCCATCTCCAATTGGAAGGATATCTTCATCTGTAATGTACATCTCACAACCATTGTATTTGTCATATGTGATGATATCACCATGTCCAAACTCACGTCTGCTTAATTTGATGCGGAAAGTACTTCCATCAACACCTTTAAAAGTATTGTCTGGTTCAATATCCTCAATTACATAAGGAAGCTCATTAGAGACAGGTGTTTGCCACTTGTACTCTCCACGAGCATTATCAACCATTATTACATTCTTTCCACCGAAGCTAGACATTTGGTAAAGAGGCATTTCAACCTTCTGAGCCATAGCCCAAAGGTCCACTGGACCTAGATCCATTGGTTCTGCATCCTTCAACATGTTAACCAAGTGGTAGGAATCTACGTGTGAACTAGCATTGTAGTTGGTATCCCGTAGAAATATACCATTGTTTAAAACTGGAGTTGCCATTTGTATTTATTTATTTAAATTGTTACTAATTAAAATCTCTTGAACAGATTGTTATTCTGTCTAGGGATTGTTCTTTGAGGTTTGTTAGAAGGTCTTGTCTTGAAGTCATCATCATCTGTTTGACTTGATGATCCAAGTTTTCTAGCTTCCTCAGTTTTTAATTGTCTTACTACTTTTTCAGTAGCTACTCTTCCTCCTTGATCTTTTACTTTAGTTCTGTATCCTTCTGGATCAGAAAGTAACCAAAGAGCTTCAGCAATTAAACCATGATTTGGTTCCACAAACTGATACTTTTCAAGTAAGTGGCCAAGCAAGTTTGTTTGCTTTCCAGAGATTGATGGATAATTTGGTTGAACCAATCCTGAATATAACACGCTCTGTGTTTTCTTATCAAGTTTAATTCCTCCAATCTCTCCTCCAAGTAAAGTATTATATACACTATCAGTGTATGCTCTAGCTTGTTTAGATTGTTGATCTTTTTTCATCTCTTGCTCTGCAAGTTGACGTGCAACAATCTCTTCTTGCATTCTATCCAACTTTGGTTTGAACTGATTAGCTTTTTGACCAAGCTTATCAAGATCTCTCCAGTCTTCAACCTCAGATTCAATTTCTTCTGGAGTACCAAAACCTGTTGCATAAAGATACTGTCTTGCAATTTCAGCTTGATCATATTCATCATCTGGATCTAACTGACGCATCTCCTCTACTTGAGCAAGTGTTCTGAACAAACCTTTTAAGTCTTGACCTCCATCAGCAACATACTTTGCTGCTAGTTGAAGTTCTTCTGGTAAAGCATTAAAGAATTCTTTTGGAGTATTCTCTTTAATCTTTGCAGCTCTTTCTTCAAAGTTTGCTTCAAACAGTTCTCTAAAATCTTTAGTGGTGTAATCCTCTAATGATTTATCATCATCAAAAGGAATTAACTCACCTTCTTCAATCATTTTAGATGCTAATTCAAATAAACCTGACTTGTCAACTTTAGGTCTTCCTTTGTTGCCAGCTTCTTCTTCTTGTAAGATTAAGCCATCAAGTTCAGCAATAGTTTCATCAGCTTCTGCTTTCTTATCTGCTATCTCCCTTTTTTCAGCAGGAGTTGCAGGTGTCTTTTCAAGGAACGAGGTGTCAACATCTTCTCCTTGTGAGAATAGTGACTTTGGTTTCTCTTCTTTGCCATCTTCTGGAAGCATCACATTCTCTGCCCCAGGTGCCCCAAATAAGGCATCAATGTCTACTTCTCTTTGCTCTACCGTTGTAGAGTCTAATACCTGATCATCAGGGTTGTTGTTGGTTTTTTCCATCACTGTTGGTTTTAATGATACACTATAATATACAAATAAATCTTTTAAATTTAAAGTGCTATTTGTAATTTTTTTGCATTATATAGCTACAAACTATTTTTTAGTTTTACTGTCTTTACCAGAATCATATTTATTCTTGTTAATTCTAGCAATTTCAACTTGTTTGTTTGCTATATCTTCTTGCACTTGAAGCTTTCTTTCTTCAATACTCATCTTTTGAGAATGTCTAATATTGTCATCAGATTGTTTTTCTCTTTGTAAATCCATTTGACTTTGGTACTGTTCTGTCTGTCTAATGTTTTTCATTTCATCCTGATAATCTGATATCTCATTCTTATTGATATCCTGCATTGCACCAAATCCAGCAGATCTAATTTCAGCAACAGTAATATTATTTGCAAGCTCTCTTTCTTGTTTATCAGCATCAGCTTGAATTTTAGCTTGTAACTGTTTCTCTTGAGATGCAAGTTGTTCTTGTTGCATTTGTTGTGCAGCTTGTTGCTCTTGTTGTTTCTGTTGTTGTATCTTAGCTTCAGAATCTTTAAGCACTGAGTTAAGCTCTGAGATTGAATCTGACTGAACTAATTTACCTAAGTCATATATAGAGGCCCCTGTTGTATTATTCTGCATTGCCATAGACTTTAATTGTTCTAGTACAGCTCTGTGGTTTGCAGTAGTTGTACAGAATATATTAAGATCGCGCATTAGAAGGTCTGTGCCATTGATTTGAAAGTTTACCTTTTCATCATTGCCGGTTATGTATGTTAGTCTACTGGAAGGTTTTGTAGAATGATAATACTGTGCAAGGTCAGTTCTCATCTGATGTACTCTTGGCATTAGATAATCACAGTGTTGAATAAAGAATACTTCTGTTTGAGCATAAGATGCTGCGGCAGCTTGTTCTACTCCGGTAGCAGTCATTTGTGATAACTGAGCACCCATACGTTGTGGGTTTACTCCTATAACTTCATAAGCCTGTTGCTTAAAGTGGTTAGCTAATTGTACCCTTGACATTAATCTTTCTGTCTGAGATAGATCTAGTTTTTGGAAATGCTGAAAGTTTAATGCATTCTCTGTATTTGTAATACTAGTATCAAGAGGTAGAATTTGAAAATTCTTCATTGCTGTATAGGCATTAGCATAATTTCCTTTTCCCCAGTCTTCACCCAAGGAATGCTTTGGTAAAGTATTTTGGTCAAGCATGATGATAGTACCAAGTTCATCTACCAGGATATCAGCTATTTGATTGTTGACAATGTTATATCCAATCTGGTATGGCTTCATTAAATCAATCAATGCAGTAGACTTTGTATTTCTATCAGAGAACACCGCTCCTTCTACAGGAAGCTTGCAACCATAAAGAGTATTATCACCTTTAAATTGAAACTTTAAAGAGCTAATGTGGTTCTTATCTATACCTACATAGATAGGAGAGAATCCACCGGGGTTATTCATACCCCAGAAAGAAGGAATGTTTGGTCCAATTTTTACACCACCCCACACTTCATTAATCCAAATCCAATCAATATGCTCACCATATACTAAATTGTCTTTAGTTTTATTCTTGAAAAGTCTAGTATCATAGATTGGTTTTTCTTCAACTTTGTAGTCTTCAGTTATTACTTCATTAATAACTTCTCCATTCTCAGCTACTTTAGTTAAGTTACCAACTTTACGCTGAGACTTCCAATATACTGTTGATACTCTTAATAAGTATGCAGTACCTTGATCATAATAATCTTCTCCCTCAGACAAAATCTGATTGATTATGTCTCCTTGGTTGATAACACTACCGTTCATTGCTGAGGTATACTGTCTGTAAGCAAGAGAAGGCATCTGAGTATTCCACTCATGTGATTTAGTTCCATCATACATAGAACCATCATTTTGGATACCACCAATTGTATATCCTGCAGATCTAATTGGGTAAACAGCTTCTAGTGCTTCTAATTGTTCAGTTGTCATCTGATAACCATAACGGTCAATAACATCTGATGCTGTCATCATGTCTGTTTTACCAACCCATTGTGACTGAGAAATATATCTTGCATCTGGAGATTTGTGGTAGAAAGTAATAGCTGGATTCCATAACTCTACTTCATAGTCATCCTCCATCATTCTAAAATGCCAGAATTCTCTATCTGTAATGAGCATGTCCCTGAAGCCTCTCTCTTCTAGTTCATCCATTTTAAATCTTTCAACATCTACTTTGTGCTGGTGAGTTGCCCACTCTTCAACCATTGATCTATAATCCTTCTTAAAGAATTGCTCTATCTCTGGTAAAGTTTTAAGATTCTCTGGATTTAATTGTTGTTGTGCTTCTTCAGATTCTGGATCAAGACCTTGCTCTAACAAAGCTGCAGTAAGTTTAATTTGAGCATCTGCCATAAGAACTTCTTCAACTGCAGCACGTTTTTGTTCCATCATCTCATTGTATGAGAACTCATCAACAGCTCTGTATGTTAATTTAGTTGATCTCTTAGCAAATTCAGCTACTAGAACATTAATAACATTAGGTATGATTGGGTAGAATCTTAACTCTAAAGCTGACTGATCCTCTTTAGTAAGAACATCAACCATGTCTCTATAGTCATTATCTTCTTCAACTATATAATCTGATTTATCAATTACACCTTTAGCCAACTTATAGTTTTTCATAAGTCTTCTAGCATTTCTTCTAATCTGCTTAAGTCCTTGCCACTCAACCCAGTCTAGATTCCATGCTGCCCACTGCTGATCTTTCTCAGCTTTTGGTAAAAATTGTAATGGCTGAGTAATACTACCAATTCTATTAGGTTTAGTTTTAGCCCCAGCTTTGGCTTGCATTGCGTTAATTATCTGCATAACTCTTATTTAATATTTTTGAATGGTGATCTTTTAAAATTCTGACCATTGCCAAGTTGGCCTCTTCCCATATGACGGAAAGGACTCCTATTTAATTTAAACAAATTTTCTGACTTTTGCAAGTTTTTAGCTGCATCATCCATGATTACTCTCTTTGAATAACCTCTGTTAGCTTGTTGAATTCTCATGAAAGCAACAAGTGCACAAAATGAAACCAGCCTATCCACATTGACTCCATCTGAATATTCTCTCATTTCCTTTAGAAGCATAGGATCTGGAATCCTTTCAATACCATATTTGGTTCTTACAATAGTTCCATCAGGTTTTGTTTCTACATCTAATTCTTCTTTAGTGTATTCAATCGCATAACTTAACAAGTGAGCTTTAAATAATACACCTGTATTCTTCCAACCATACTCCTGGAATACATTAGCATTGGCACCAAGATCTTTCAAGAAAAGTATTTGACTCTTAGGTACTAAGAATCTTTGCTTCTTTCTAGAAATCATATACTGGATAAAAAGAGAAATGTTATTCTCTATTACTGTCCATGCATTGTACCATTCTATGATAAGCTCTAATTGCTGGTGTGTTTTATTGATATCATCATATCTACCACACCATGATGCTACAATTCTATCTTGTTCAATGAAGGTCTCTGTCTCAGTTCCAGAAATCTTAGTTACCTCTACTGGAGCTTTCATTATATAGATAGAACATAATGATTCTGATGTTGTTGTTTTACCTTCTGATACAGGGTCAATAGAAGCGTAATACTGTCCGAAGGTTGGGTCAGGAATTGGTCTTTCCCATACAACAATACAACCAGTTTTATCTTCAGTCTTTTTAGATACTGGAAATTCAGAGATAGGTCTTTTATTACTAGTCTTTACACTTGGTTTTCCGTTCTCATCTGTAGAGATATCTAAAAACTCATAAGCATATTCTTTTTCTTCTATTCTTCTTTCCTGAGCTCCAATAAGATGTGTAGGAAATACAGATACAGTTCTATTAGCAAAGGCCTCTTCAATGTTTCTAGGATGCTGAGAGATTCTTAACTGGTAAGTTTCCGGGTCTAATTCTTTTTTCCATTTATCAAACTGTTCATCTAAAGCCTTTAATGCTTCTTCTACAAGTGAATTACCATATTGATCTATGTATGGTGGCATTGACCATTGCTCAGGAATAAATAATCCAGATAATCCTACAGTTCTATTCTTGTCTAGTAAGTTAGATTCAACAGCATAGATATCATTATCTGAAGGATGTAATATCATTTTTCTTAGTGGTTCACATTGTGATAAATCACCCACAGATCCTGCAGCTATAAACATTCCTGTAGTAGTCAAACCAGATCTCATAGCAGGACGCATGTACTCATATGTTTTATTCATCTTAGGAGCAATCCCGGCCTCTTCATGAAAGAAGTATTTAACTGGACCCCCTACACCATTTGTAGGATCCTTTTCAAATGACATACCTTGTATAGTTCCTTTAAGACCTACTTCATTTTTTCTGTCACCTTTTCTTACCTCAATCTTCTGCTGCCACATCATTACTTTGCTTGGATTCATTGGACGGTACCAAGCTGTGTGCTCATTTAAGAATGCTGCATATTCATCTAAGAATTTCCAAGAACCTTTTTCATTGATGTAATCTTTAAGACTTGCTCCAATCTTTAGTGTGACCCCTGCCTCAAACCATTGTTGACAAAGTAACTTTGCCATGTGATAATATGAAGATGCAATCTGACGTTTCTTTAATACTGCAACATGTTGATAATTAAGTTCAGCAAGCATTTCATAAAGAGCAAGATGATACTGGGCATCTCTAATATCTGCAAATCCAAACTGTTGTATCTCTTTGTTAAAGATAGGTAAGAAGTTTAACCACATGTAATACTCCCGCGCTAGATACCAGTTCTTTTCTCCACTCTTAATTAAGACACCTTTTCTGCACTTAGCTTTTTGATCATCCCAATAATTTAAAAAGTCTTTTGATTTAAATGGAGCCATGGTATAAACATTCTGCATTTTAAATCTTCTTGATTCTACTGTAAATAGATCAGCACTTACTTCATCAAACTGATATTCACCTGGTTCTTTAAAAATGCTAAATAAAAAAGTAGCAAACTCTTCTCTAGTTTCAAAAGAAGTTATTGTCCAAGTACCGTTATCCCACGTAGGAATATCTTGATATATCTCACTCATTATGCATCATATGCTAGTCCTTGACCTCCGCGTACTTTGCTAGATTGCTCCTCTTGTAAGTCTTTATAAACTCCTTTGAATGAGGCTCTTATCTGATCAAAATTCTTTGCGGCTGCTACAAGTGAATTAATATTTCCATCTCTTCCTGCTGTGATGGGTGTAGTTTCCATATACTTTCCAAGCCTATCAAGCATTGAAGACATTCCTTTATATGCTCTAGATGTAGGAGTTTCATACATTCTTTCACAAAATCTTAATGCTGCAAAAACTGTAGCATCTTCTGTTGAGAACTCTCCTTCAATCTCACGCATTATTATAGATTCTTTTTCAACTTCTGGAGTATGAAAGAAAGGATTCATATCTGGATTAGGACAAGTCATATAAAACAGATACTGGTAAATCTTAAGATGCTCTTCTGGATATTCATCCATTACATCTTTTAATGCCTTCAGTGTATAACAGTGCTCAGTAGGGATTACTGTTCTGTTTTGAACATCAAATAGTTTTATTAACATTAGTGTTTTGTTTTAAGTTTATCTCTGTTGTCATTAATATAATGAATAATTGCCAATACTTCATCAACTAAATAAGGTATTGCAATTGGTAAAACTTCTTTTACTATAGGATCTCCATGAAGATCACG